TTGTATGATTTAATCCACCTTCGTTTAACATCCATTCCCTGCCCGCTAAACCTCTCTTTTTACGGTCTTTCTTAGGAATATCATACCAATACTTCATTGCATCAGCAACTTCGTAAATATCAACCTTATCATCAATAATATATGGCGTTGGAACTGAACCTACAAGTGTTTGAACTTTACTGAATACTGGGTTAACCCATTCTCCATGTCCTAACTTATCTGCCCATACTCTCCAATCATGTACCGAACCGATTTTCACATAATCTTCTGCCGTTAATTCTTTACCATCTAATGTAAATGCACATTGGTCTTGTAATCCACCCGTAACGTTTACAATAATAGGAGTTCCGGCCATTACTGATTCTGCAGTTGTTAATCCAAATCCTTCGTTACCTGCAATGTTAATAGTAACATCTGATAAGTTATAATACCAATTTAATTCCTCTTGTGAAATTCTAGTTTCTGAGAACTTAACTTCGTAATCAGGACAAATGGTTTCCTTTACTTTAAACAAATCCGTTCCGTTTTGGTCAACCGCTTGGGTATGCATAATTAGGCAAGTCTTATCTCTATCTTCAATTGGTAAAGAATCTACAAAGCGTTTATATGCCCAAATGACATCGGATGGTTGTTTTCGTTTGATATTACGATTCATCCAAAATAGGACAAATTTATAATCTTTATCACCTAATACTCTTTTACGGAATTCATCAGGTACTTCAGCAGGTTTGAAGGTATTTGAGTTAATACCATGCGGTACATATGATACTTGCCAATCTTCAAGGGGTTTGAATGTTGGTGAATCGGTTCGTTGTCCTACTCTTCGTACAATACCATATGTTTGTTTAGAAATACATCCTAACCAATCACAACTCTCATAATAATCTCTATTATATTGAGGGTCTGGTAAATCATCCCAAATATGATAAAAGAAAATAGGTACGTTTTCACGTAATTCTGCTTCCATATCATACAACCATCTCCAATAACGAGGGTCGGTAAAGTGTAGGATTGCATCAGGTTGATGTCTCATTATTAACTCGCGTAAAATATCAGCATCACCATAACCACTCCACGGAACGATTTTAACTGAAGCATCAAATACACCACTAATTTTTCTAGCATCATCACCTAAATCAATTTCTCTACCTTTTTCAGGATGTTCTACTGCTGCACCTAATTGTATCCAATCGTACTTATCCAATGTACCAAAAATTAATTCTTTTGATACAGTTGCTATACCAGAGGACATTCTGAAATCATCGGATAATAAAAGAATTTTCTTTTTCTTTCTTACTTCTGTCATTTACTTAAAATTAAAAATTAAAATTGTGAACCACTTGCGTGTAATTCTGAATACTCATTAATCTGAGTTCTAAATGTTTCGTCTTCAATGTATTTGTTTAAAGAACGATTAACTAATTTTTGTAGTGTGATGTTTGATTCAAACGATAATTGTTTGAATTTTGAATAAACATCTTTTACGATTTTGACCGTAGTCAGTTTTGTATTTGTCATAACTCTCCTTTTTTTTGTTATGTATATAAATATATACAAATATAAAAAAGATAAAATTTATGACCAAATAGGACAAATTTTTCGGGTTTTGAATTCACACCAATCACAAGATTTTGATTTATTGGTAGGGAAATCAACTTGTTTTACTACACCTTCTTCATTATATACGGAGTCAACAAACTCCATAAATCCTTTCCAAGCTGCATTGACTGAGGGTTTTCCATTGGCTGGAACAAACTTAGATATACGTGGTATTGTGAATTCAGTCGTATCTGATACCTTTCTTTTTAGGATTTGGTATTCAACCTCAATCTTATCTAATGGAACATTATACTTTTCTGAATAAAACTTCTTATATAGAAGCATCTGAGATGTTTTAACCTTATCTGCTTTTTGATATTGATTCCAACCTCGTGTTGATGTTTTTAAATCAATGATAATAATTTTACCACTTGATACTTCCTTCAATACAATATCAATAAACCCAACAAAATTAACCCCCGGTCTTACTTCTGCGTTTAGGGGTAACTCAATTGAAACTAATTCAAACCCACTTTTAGTATAAAGTTTATCTAACTTAGTTTTAAAATAATGTAGAATTTGTCTACCATCGCCAAAGAATTCCTCTAATTCAATTTGAGTACATGGAGTACCTTCAGTCATTTTAGCCTTTTCAGTAGTAAAATGTTCTACTAACTTTTCCTTTAACATACCCTCTACATCTAATAGAAGTGCCTGTTTTTTGGATACCCCATACATAACGGAAAGAAAATGTTGAATGGTTTCGTGCATTGCCGAACCAAAGATTGTATGGATGTTTGCAGATGATTCACCTAATTTATCTATATAACTTAGTTTGAATTGTTGTTGACAACTTGTCCACATTCCATATTGACTATAACTTACTCTTGCCATTATTTGTTTTTTTATACTATAAAGATACGAAAATTATTCGATATTACCAACTATATTTTTAATTTTAATTTTGTAATTTCTTTTGGTTCGATTGCATATCTCTCACAGGTATACTTAATATGTTCCCTACCTTCTTTTGTTGAATATAAGATTTCTAAATACTCTTCAGCCTGTTTTGTAGAACATTGATAATCCTTTGCAACCAATTCAACTAACCATTTTTCGTAGGTATCTTCTTTCTTACCTTTTACATATCTAAGGTAATATTTCCCTTTTGGGATAATACCAATTAGTGCTAGATATAATTGTTTGGGTTCTAATATTTCAGTATAAGGTTGTATCTCTGAAATAACAGATATCCAATCTGGATTCATTGAGATGAAACGATGTACCATATAATTAGACCAAGTCTTTTTATCAGCATCATCCAACTTATCCCAATATTTTGGGTCTTGTTCGGTTGTAATTGCCTTTATATGGTCGAATAGTGATTTCGCCATTATTCTTGTTCTACTTTTAAACCAGGAGGTAGTACTTCATTAAGTACCTCGCCACATTCACCACATAGAAATAATTCTACTGGTAGAACTTCATCCTTTGGTTTACCTGTTAATAACTTAGATATTTTTCTAAATCCAAATCCTTGTACAAAAACTTCACCACCACATTTGTTACATGCGATTGATGTTGTTTTTTCTAATGGGATTTCAACTTCATCATTTTGTCCACCAATTGGTTGACCACCTGCTCCTAAAATTTGTGCCATATTATTTTATTTTATAACCATTAATAAATCCATTTCTCTACATAAGAAATATTCAGTATCATCTAATTTAATTTTTTGAATATTCATTCCACCATGCGGTAATAATACTTTATCACCTACTGATACTTCCATTGGAATTTTAGCTCCATTTTGGGTATAAATACCATTCCCTACTGAAACAATTATACCAAATTTGTTATCACCATCTTGAACAGTGTCTGGTATGATGATTCCACCAATCTTTTTTTCTCCTGACTCTACTTTAATTAGGACTCTATCTCCTAATGGTTTTGCTAATTGTACTTCTGTTGACATATTTTTTTTTGTTTAATTTATTAATCGAACCATTGTCCTCTATTGGTCTTTAACTTAGTTACACCACTTTTTCTAAGAACTTCGTGGCCTTTCTTTTTCCACTCACCTACTACTTTTTTATCTTTACGCTTATGTAAGGCTAGTTGGTCTAAATAAGAGAAAAAATCATCCTCTGATAATTTCTTTAAATCATCGTCAGTTAGTGGGTTTTTAGGGTCGTATGTTATCATTATATCCGTATTTATCCTTAAATATACGAAAATATATCCGTATTACCAAATTATAAGGATACTATTTTTTGAAGGTATTCTTCGATTTTTTCAGGTTTACTTCCTATTAGGGGTGTTTCTACTATATTTCCCTCAAAGACTCCTAGAAACGTAGGTATATTCGTTAAATTGATAATGCTCCTACTCTTTGGTGATTCATCTGCATTGATATACACAAATGATATATTTTCATAATATGTAGATAATCTTTCAAAGTGAGGTTTTATCTTTGCACAATCAGGACACCAATCTGCGTAGAACATTATGAATACCTTAGAATGGTTATTAATAATTTCTTTAAGATTATCATTAACCAACTCTATCATATCACATCGTTTATTTCGATAAGAGTTGCCATAAAACAAATCTCCTTATCTACAATCATAGCATCTTTATATTGTCCTTGTGCGAGAATCATAATTACGGCAGAAGTATTACCCACTGCATAATCGTTTACCTTTTCGTAAAGATGGGTGTATAATTCAGTAAAATCTTGTATACGAGAATCTGCAACTGCTTGTCTTAGATTTACATAACGATTTCTCTTATCATCCTTTGATTTAAGAATATCTATAATTTTTACTCTAACATCTGCATCAGATATACTACTACTATCAATTTTTAATATTCCCTTTGAGGAATTAAGTTGACAGGTATTAATAATTTTACGAATATCTGGATATGATGAATCTACTATTGGAACTAATTCTTTTAATTCAAATTGGATTCGTTCCTCTGTTAATATTTTACTAATTTGTACTGCCACATCTTTTTTAGTGGGTGGTATAATCTGAAAGGTTTGGCATCTACTTTGTATCGGGTCAATGATTTTCTCCACATAGTTACAAGTCAAAATGAATCGACAATGTTTACTAAATGTTTCCATTAGATTTCTAAGGATTGCTTGAGCTTGAGGGGTCATATAATCAAACTCATCTAAGATAACAATTTTTATATCTTTAAACCCAATTGTAGATGCAAATGATTTTACTTTATTACGGACAGTATCCACATTGTTTTCATCAGATGCGTTTAGTATCATAAAATCACAATTGATTGAATTAACAATCAACTTTGCAAGAGTGGTTTTACCTGTTCCCGCTTTACCAAATAAAAGTAAATGTGGGACATCTCCACTTTCAATATAATCGCGAATCTTTTGTTTTAAATGGTCATTGCCAACATAATCCTCTAATTTCTTAGGACGATATTTTTCAACCCAAAGTGTGTTGGGGGTTTCTTCTTTTATATTTTCTTCGAAAAATGCCATATTATTTATTTTGTGTTGTATCCGTATTATATTTTGCTAATTCCTCAGGTGTTGCAAATGGTTCAGGAGGTTGTTCAGACCAAAATTGTTGCTCCAATTCAGGTGTCCAACCACCATCATCAATTGCACCAAAGAAATCATTTTCTAATTCCTCTAATGATTCGCCTAATGATTTGTTTATATTTTGTATAGTTGGAGAATTTGGGCCGTGTTCCGGTTTCCATGTTGAATTAGTATAACTCATTGTACTCCCACTTGGATACCCATATGCAGTTGCTGATGGAGTTGATGTTACAAATTGTGGTGTTGCGTATGTAATAGAACTTTGACCAGGTGTTGTTGTTATTGTTCCAGATGAACCACTACCACAATTTATTTGATATGGGTTATATGGGTTATATGGTTGGATAAATGGTAATGTTTGTATTGGTGCAGTATTAGGAACTCCAAACGGAAATCCTATTGGTTCTTCATCCTTAACCTCTACCAATTTATCTTTTAACGCATCCCATTGTTTTGGAGTTGGTGCGTATTCGTGGCAGGCTTCTACAAAACCTTTAAGCCATATAACGTATTCTTTCGATGTCATTATGTATAAATATTATTTGTTTTATTTCTTAATAAGGATAAACTCTCTAAAATAATTCATTTCATTATAAATCCAATCTAAAATTAATTTCTTATTATGTTTAATTTTAGGTAAATTTTCTAAATAAATTCTTTTAGCATCTTCCAGTGATATATTCCCTAATGCTTCAATTACATAATCCATTTGTTTAATCGGGTCTTCAGTTTCTAAAAATAAAGGATTGATTCCCAATTCTTTTATAAAGGTATGGCCTCCCAATTTCTCAAATTCTCTATAAAATTTATTTGAACCTACTGAAATATATAATTTTTCAAAGAATAATCCATGATATGTTTTTTCAGACCAAAAATCAAATAATTTATTAAATAGTATATGAGTTTCACCCACCACTTCAATATAACTTTTGTTGTAATCTTTATTGACAATATTTTCAGTTGAATATTCAAATCGTTTATGCTCTCCTAATGGGTCGTAAATCTTATCGTAGTGTGATATTGGTTTATAAAAATCACTATTCCAATACTTGTATACTTCGGATTTGATTAAATTAGTTCCATCAGTATTTGGATTTTTAGTTCTTACCATTTCTGAATATTCTTTGAAAAAGAACTTATTCATAGTTACATATCCCTTATCAATCAACCCATTTTCTATAATGTTATTAATAAAATATAATCTATGATAACGTGGTTTACCACCCAACATTCCAAATACTTTTTCCCTATCTTTAATTGGTTCTACCAATCTATGTAACCAATCGTAAAACGTTTCTTCACCATTTAGGATTTGTTGCCAGTTATTTGGTGATACCTCAAATGCAAGAATATCATAAATGTAATTCCAAAGTGAATTGAATGTATTTACCTTAGTATTTTTCAATCCTTCAAATAATGGATAATCAGCCATTTTGATATAATCAAAATCGTAATCATTAATACATCCCACATAGTGGTCTGCTTCATAATCACAAGGTTCAAAATATGATAATCCAAACGCTATTCTACAATTACGTTCCTTATATACTTTTTCAAGTTGTTTTACAAACCCAATACCAAACACTCTAAATAGTTTAACCCATACCCCTACAAATTGCCATCTATCTAAAATGAAAGTTGCATTTTCAGGTGGGTTAATAAAAATGGAATCTTGATTAGTAGCAAAGAAATTATGATTTGTAATTTCCTGACCTCTATCATCGCGTGTCATCCACACAATATTATTTTCATCGAAATCACTAAATAACTTAATCTGAAATTCCTCACCTTCATGCGTAAGATTGAGTACTTTATACTCCGGTGTTAGTTCTAATTGTTTAAATTTAGATTTACCGAATAAGGAAAATAATTGAGGTTCTCTTGATACTATATTAATCATAATTATGGTTTGTAAAATACAAAAATGGGTTCAAACTTATACGCTTTACCATCGTGTTTAACTGCGTTTTTAATACCGGTTTTAGATGGGTCTAATCCTACCATTCGGGTCATTAACATCTTCAATCTACCTTTATACTCACAACCTAATCCGGTTAGAATATCAATAGAATCTTGTTCCAATGCATAATAGGTATCCTTACCAATTTTAATATCGGCTATGTTCCATAGAATGTATCTATCATTTTTAAGATAATCATAAATGGTAGTTAGAGTAGGACGTAAGAAGTTTTGTCTCCAATCCTCATATTCACCATATGCTTTGAATGATTGATTCTCATCTTGTGAATATTGTTCTCTATTAAAATATGGGGGTGATGTGAATGCTAAATCCAATTTACCTGCATACTTTTGAAACTTAGGATTATGTTGAATCAACTCCGAGCCATCTTGAAATAACTCATAAGTGTTTGATTGTTTTTGAACCTCAAAGAACTTACCAAATGTTTCTGAGTAATCATCTACACAATTTTTGTTATAGAAATCAGCCACATACTCATAACGTGAAATACCTAATTCCGGTATAAAGTTATCAGGGTTCGGGTCAGTTCCAATGTAATGGGTTTTCTTACGAGAACTCATTGCACCTAATATTCTGCCACCCCATCCACTTGATGAATCATAAATGTGTAGGGGGTCTGATTGTTCAATATGTGAAGTGTAATGTTCGTATAACCACTTAGCAGTTAGTGCAGGGAAATTCACTGCAG